AAAGTTCAAATCACCAATAAGAACATTGTCGCCCTTTACACTCATAAAAGGAAGTTTCTTTGGTAAAAACTCAACCAACAACCTTTTAGAATCTTCAACGGTTTGAGTGTTTTCCTCTAACCATTCTAAAGCATTCTCAAGTCCATGAAAGTTGTCAGTCCTTATCACCATTTTATGCTTCTGGCTAAAGGCATATCCCAAGAATTTTTCCTTTAGTCCACGATGCGGAAATAAATGAGCGTTCCGTAAAAGTTCCTCTCCATATTCATTAGAAAATACAAGGTTTTCCTTGTTTACAAAAAGTTGTTCTAATATATTTGGATTGTTCTCAAGAGCAAGTTTTACAAACTTACGAAACTCATATAAAATCTTATCTACAGCATTCTCGTCGTTCTTTCCGTCAAGACGTTTAGATTTTACGCTCAAATCTACTTCATCAACTCTTTCAAACCCAAATATCATATTTTCATTGGGCATAAAAACTCCACTATAATCAGTGTCGCTGGTTGGAGTTTGAGTTCCATAAAGATTTGAACCAACTTTGTAAACTAACATTTTGTATTTTTCTGCAACTTCTCGTGTGTTCATAACCATTCCTTTTTTTTACTCTTAAATATACATCAAAAAAATGTATTTGTCAACTGTTTTTTACTCGGAGAGTGAAGTTTTTTCGAATACTCTCCATTGAATACCATCGAAGACTGTGATAACATAATGATAATGAGGCCCTTTTTTCATACTACATTGACATTCGCCATGCCACTCTCTGCCACCATTTATCTTTTTATATTCTAAGGATAGTATCGTGTGAACCAATCCAAACGCACTTATTGGATTTAGATACTCAATGATTTCAGACTCAAGACTTGTCCTACTTCTTATTAATTCTTTCGCCTTTTCGTATTTCAGTTTTTCGTTGCCTAAAACTTTTCTCACAACCACTACATTTCTCCAAAGCTGGTATGATTTTTGTATGTTATTATAATGAAACACTCTACTATTTATAAATATAAAGAAAAAGGAGAAATTCAAAATGAGAATCAAACTATTGTTTTTTGTCGTGTTATCGTTTTTACTGTCGTCTTGCTATACCCATTGGGGATATGTCTATACCAATGAACCTGTTGACGAAGTTTACATTTATGATGTCAACTATGTTTACACTAACCTTTGGTATGACGATTTTTACTGGCAATATGATAATGTTTATTTTGGTTTATATTATTATTCGCCAAGGTACTATTCGTACCCCTATCACTATTATTCTAAACCATATTATAGACCACATCATAACTTACATTACGGCTCAAGAGATTTTCATAGACGCCAACATAATATCGTCAAAAAACAACGTGATAGACGTTTAACAATGGATAGACCTACCATTAGAAAAAATCTAATAGATCAAAAATACAGACAGAGTGTCCAAGTAAAACCTCAAAAACAACGTAAATTCAATAATAAGACGAAAAAACGTGACCAAGTAGTAACTAGGCGAAAAGAGAATACCTCAAAAAAAAGAACTATTGTTTGTCAAAGGCAACAAAACAATAGTTCAAGAAAATCAACTCAAATTCATCAAAGACAACAAAACAATAGTTCAAAAAAGTCAACTCAAAGTTCAAACCGTAGTAACAAAGTAAGAAGTTCCACAAAAAAAGGGCGAAGATAATCGCCCTTATTTTGGATATTGTTCGTTCTCTTTAATTACTCGTATCTTAGCAGGTATTGGCTTTGGTGGTAACCCTGGAGACAATGGACGATTCTCTCTACGTCTCTTATCCCACTCTAAAAATCCTTGTATTCCGGATCCTCTGGTATATCCACCACATTTTTTACACAAATACATATGCCTATGATATATTAACGCCCAATGACCACGTTCTCGGCGAAAATCTTCACCACATAAACAACATTTATGCCAAATAAATAATGGATATATCCTACCCACAAATTCTATTGGTTTAATTGATTTCCTTTTCATCCTCTAAACCCCTTTCTGCTATTTCTTTTTTACGAATACATTCAGGACACACTGATTCATATTCACCTTCATCAGCTATTTGATAATCTTTACTATGAATTATTTTCCTTAAAGTATTCCTTAATTTTCTAAGTTTATCCATTAGCCCATCCCCTCTACACTTTTATTATATTTTCCTGGCATCAACTCATTTACCTTTTCACTTAATAACATTTTATTTAGTTTGTCGCCACTTTCCATCGATTTCTTCGTTCTCTTACCCTCAGGTGTTTGTTCATCAAAAATTTGTACCCTACCATTTGACGCATCCATCTTACTCGGAAATGTAAATCCATCAGGACCAAATCTATTCTTGATTACATGAATACGACCAGTGTGAGCAATCTTGTCCTTTGTCTTTCGTTGTAAACTTATTACAAAATCTGCTATCATTAATTTTCCTAATGATTCACTTACTCTACCAGCTTCAATGTGTTCGTCCTCAAGAGAAGACCTGTTAGCTTGAGAAGCAGTCCACAATGGACAATTAACTTCACCGGCAAGCCCCCGCAAACCCTCAAAAATACTATCCAACTCAAATCGTTTTTCAGTCGTCCTATATCCAGAACTCGTGTCTTTTAATAAGTCTCCATAATCAACCATTATCATGTCCGGTTTGAATCCAAAACTCTCACATCTGTTTATATGTGCCCTTAATGTTTCTATACCCGCCGACTTTGTTGGAAAATACTTTACAATCATATTACCACGTAATTTCTCTACTTTTTGGTATACTTCATTTTGGTGTAACTTTATATCTTGAGAAGCAAAACCTGATACATTAGCATCATATCTCAAACTAACATAATCCTCATTCAACTCTAAAGTATAATGAATTACATTTTTACCTTTTGATACGGCATACGCACCAATGGCGACCAATAACCACGATTTACCTAATCCTAATGGAGCGACCACGATTCCAAGTTCGCCAGAACCAATACCACCATCAGTTATTTCATTTAAAATGTCCCACGGCATTTCTATTGGACTTCGAAGTGTGTCAGCTATTCGTCGTTGAAAAAATGCTTCCTCTTTGTACATTACACCTAAATCCCTTGTCGTTCCGGCTTTTAATGCTCTATCTATTACATCCCGCGCTTCCTCATACTTTTTTACATTTACCAAATCTACAGCATCAAATAATGCAAGTTTCATTGTTTGGTCTTTAGCGAAATGTAAAAAGTTTTCTTGGACATATTCTAAATCAGGAGCTTCAAAATTTTGGTATACATTTCTTAGATTTTCAATAATAGTTTTTTTCATTACATCAGAAGTTACTCGTTTTTCTAACTCTATCTTGAAAACTTCCATTGTAGGCGGTTTTTTATATTCTTTATAATATTCTTTAATAATTTTTATTAACCATTTATGTGAATTAGAATCATAATACTTTTCTTCTAAAATATCGTGTATTTGTTCTAAAAATTTCTGATCTTTTACCAAAGTTGTTATTGTTTTTGTTTGAAATGAAGTTCCAAACGATATTAATGTGTCAAATTCTTTTTCCATAGGCGTCACTCCTTGTTTTGTGAAGTTATTGCAAAGGCATTCAACCTATTAAAATTTAAATTTAACCAACTATCTATATTTGGAATTGCAGAATACAACTTATCTTCTAAGAATAATTGTTTTAGTTTATACCTATTAAGTATACTCACTGGAGTATCTAAAAGTTCCCGAATCTTAGCTTTTGTTGTGCCACTAATTTCGATTTCGCCTAACTTCATCAACTTGTAATTTAGCCGTAATTGTTCCTTGTTTTCCGATATTAACCTGGCTGCTGTATTTTTCCCAGGTTGTCTATCTGCATATTCTATCAAACTATCTAATGAAACTTTTTCTTCGTCAAATAATATTGGTAAATGTTTTTGAGCAGTTTTTATTCCTATACCCTTCAGTCCAGGTATATTATCACTTTTGTCGCCGTCCAAAATCCTAAAATATATCAAATTCTGCGGCGGTACTAAATAATCTTCCTTGACACCTTCCCTATCGTAAAGTTTCTTTTTTGTGGGGCTCCAAACTTTTACCCTATCATCCACAAGCTGTAAAAAATCCTTGTCAGTTGACATTATTATGACTTCCTCTTTTAGTAAATCTTTCGCCAAATATGACATTACATCGTCAGCTTCAATGTTGTCCTGCATCATCATTTGAACTGGTAAATAATCCAAATAGTCGGCGACCCTGCGTAACTGACGATCTGCTTCACTTTCTTCTTCGTCGTGTGTTTGGAAATCATATGTGCGGTTTAATCTTACTCTCAAACCTTTTCGTTGTGATTTGTATTCAGGGAAAATCTCTCGGCGACGGACACTCCCGCCTTTGCCATCAAATATTATGATACACCGTGTTACATTGAGTGTGCGGATTGACGAGGCAACTGTGTTGAAAAATCCAACTATCCCGCCAATGTGTGTTCCATCGTCGTTCATTGCTGGATTTCTACAGAATGCGCGGATATAACTATTTAAACCATCAACTAATAAAACCTTTGAGTTGATTGTTGTAGCGTTTTTGTTTTCTTGTTTTATTTCATCAAATAATTTGTTGAGATTGAGATTCATATTTACTCACCATCTTTTTTAAGAAACGAGCTTTGTCAGATAACCTTTTCCAATCATATTCCCAGATGATTTCTATTTCGTAACCATTTTTTTTGGCATGTTCTATTTTCTTTTCGTCTTTTTCCCACTTTTCCCACGCATATTGATTTTTGACTTTATCAAAAAAATCAGGCGGATAAATGTTTTTGTTGTAATGCCAGCGGTTGCCGTTATATTCTATAATCAAGTTCAAATCCATTACAAATATATCATAAGGTAACTCATTGACTATGATTTCATTTTGTACTCTGTATCCAAGTTTCCGAAGTGCCTTGAACACTTGACTGTGACCCTGACTTTGAGTTGTTGGCTGGCGAGTTTTCCTTTTACTTCGTTTCTTTTTTTTCAATATAAACAATCCCCGATTTGAATTGTACTATCTATAAATAGTATTCAAACCGGGATTATTTACGTTTCTGTTAATTAATAATCACCAATTATTTCATCAGTTACTATAATGTCATCTGAATTTAATCCTATATCAGCAGTAGTTTTATACTTCATTATTTGTAAATCACAAATCTTTTGGTATAAAAACTCTTTGAATTCAGGATCATTTTCAATCATTTCGCCCCAATTCTTGACTTCGAATTTTCGTTCATCTCCTTTGTGGTCAATTATCTTGAATCCAGGATTTGAACGTGAAACTAAATCGTTGTCCTTCATAATGTTCAACCAACTCTCATAATCATAAATTCCACGATCAAAATATATGTCAAAATCTGCTATCCTAAATGACGGCCCTATACGATTCTTGATAACTTGTGCCCGAGCTTTGATTCCAATAACCTGTTCAATAGTACCTGTCTTTTGTTTGATTTGACCCATTGCTTTTAATCTAACCCGAACTGATGCGTGAAATGGTAAACCCTTGCCACCAGATGTAGTCCAGGGATCACCAAACATAACTCCCATTTTCTGACGAAGCTGATTGGTAAAAATCAATACAACTTTTTCCTTACCTATTAACCTTGTAATCTTACGAAACGCTTGTGATACAATAATCGCTTTTCCTGTCGACCAACCTGTCTTCTCATAATCGTTTTCCATTTCTAACGCCGTGGATGCAGCGGCCAATGAATCAACCACAATTACCACAAGTTTCTCTTTATCAGATTCCCTTATAGTTGTGACTGTTTGTTCTATTGTTTGAAATATTTGTTCCACAGTATCAAGTTGTACATATAACATCTTTTCCACATCTACACCAATCGCTTGTAAAAAATCTTTACTCAAGGCATTCTCAGTATCAATGTAAACACCCATACCACCCTTTTTCTGAGCACTGGCAATTGCATGAGCAGCGAGTAGGGATTTCCCACTCGATTCAAGACCATTATATTCTATTATACGACCAGTAGGAAGTCCACCGTAAAGCCGATTGGAGATAGCTATATCCAACAATGAACTTCCAGTTGGCACCCAATCACTGATATCGGTAGGAGTATCACCATTAATAAAATAAGCAACCTTTCCGTCTTGTTTAAATTGTTTATTCAATACATCGGCTAACGAGTGTACTAAATCGTTCTTGTCTAACTCCTTGTCTATTTTTTTCGCCATCTATTCTCTCCAAAAATTAAAAATCGGGGAAATTAATCCCCGATTATATTACTTACCCTCAAACATTTTCTTAAATGCGTCATTGACATTGGCAGCAGCTTTTGGTGTTTCAACCTTAGCTTCAGCTTGTGGAGTTTCTGCGGTAGATGTTTCTTCGCTAACAGATTCTTCTTTGTCGGTAGATTCTTCTTTGTCGGTAGATTCTTCTTTGTCAGTAGATTCAGATTCTTTTTGTTCTTCGGCAGCTTCTTCAGGATTCAAATGTTTCTTGAGGGCCTCTTCAAGTTCTTCATAAGATTTAAGATCATAAAGTTCCTTGATGTCAGGTTGGTCTTCCGTGATTTTCTTCAAAACATCGACATCTTCCGTGACAGGAGTTGAATGTCGTTTGATTCTCATTTTCGGTGTCGCGAAATTCTTGCCTTCTTCCTTTACAGTCCAAACAACAATATCACAACCAGTTACAGGATCAGTGATGTCACCATAATCGGGATCAGAAATGTTAGAAAGTAAATCTTCGTAAATCGTCTTTCCAAATCCCCAAAATTTTACGCCTTCATGCTCTTTACCACGAACAATAACAGGAGCAAATGTACGAAGTTTTGGTTCTAATGAACGACCAAGTTTCCAATTTTCCTTGTCGCCAGTTGATTTGAGTTTTTGAGCAATCTCCATAATAGGATCACGCTCTCCAAATGATGCCGGCGATAAATAGGTTTTGTTGTTTAACTCGTAATGGAAATACAATTCGATAAATGGATTGTCAGGATTGAATTTGTAAGGTACGATGCGAATTGTGGTTTCTTTCTCGGTAGGTTTCCACGTAAGATTTGATTTTTTGTTGGTTTTCTTTAGGGATTCCAAACGACCCTTGATTTGTTTAAGATCTAATGCCATAATTAAGTCTCCTTCGTTAAGTGTTATTTGTTAATAGTTAAATTACACAGCCTAAACCGACTGGTGTAACCTTTTTGTTGTATATAATTTATACTTTCCTATCACGGAAAAGTTCCATAATTTTTATTATTTTTTGCTTTTGCATTACGAGCTTTTAAAGATGTTGGATGGTCTTTTATATATTTTTCTTGAGCATCTTTGGACATATCACTCCACTAATTCGATTATTGCATATAATCGTCAGGCCCTCTTTGTTGAATGCCACCACTAAAAGCCTTCTTAATAGATAATTTATAAAAATCTATTTCTGATAAAAGTATTTTTATGATTTTAGCCGAAGGTGTATTATCTTTAATAAATTTAGCCTTTATAATACGCAAGTCTTTTTCACTTAAATGTTTCATTTTTTCTCCAATTTTACTATTTTAGTCCTCCCCCAAAGTAACTTATTATAAAAGTGTTATATTATAAATATAAGAAGTTTCAAAATTCCAAAAATATTTCAGTTTTTATTATTTTTTATATTTTTACGTAGCCCATTCATAATACTTAGCAAAAGTTTTCTGATATCCTTTTCAAATATTCTCTAGAAATTTCTTTTTCTTTACACCCATGAAATGCTAATATTTCATCTTTTTTAATTTTTTCAAAAATAAATTTCCCATGAATATATTCACTATTTTTTTTATAATCATATTGAATATAACATCTTCCTAAATTTTTAGGCTCTTCTTTTTCCCATATCAAACAATTCATTATAGATTCGTCGCCAAATGGAAATAGTCTATGATCGACGTATAAATATTTATCCAGAACTTTATTAAAAAAATCTAAACAATTTTTATTAAAAATAGAAATACACGCATGTAAATAAACAGTATTATTTGTTATTTTACAATTAAAATATTTTTTTTCATTATTCAACAAATTATATGGATCTAACAACATAAAATGAACAGGTAACAAAGAATAATCTTCTATCTTGCAAGTATTATTCCATATATTATCTATTTTAGGAAATGCAATTATATCTGAATCCAACCATACAACTTCATCAAATCCAATTTGAAGACATTTAATATATGATAATACTTTCTGAATGAATATTGGACATCGATACCTATTTTCTATGTCTAAATGTGAAAAATCGTCGTGTGTAAATGATAATATATTATATTTGGAAAACTTGTTAATACTCTCTACCAATACTTGATTTAGTTCATAATCTTCGTTAGAATAAAAAGTAACAAAACACCTCTTTTTATCTTCTTTCTTTTTTATTATTATTAAATTATTGTCTATTTTGTTTCTAATATGTGGTATTTTATATATATCAATAAATTCTATTTCAAAATCATTTAATAATGTTTCTCTTATAGAATTAAATTGCTCTATTACATAAACATCTTCTATTATATAATAACCACCCGACTTTAAATTATTAAAAGAATTAATTAAAAAATTAAAGTTTGATTCATATGTATGCAATCCATCATCAATAATTATATCGAATAAAACATCTATTTGATTAAACATATCTTTTATTGATTTTGAACTTAATGAATCACAATAAAAAGTTTCTATGTTTTTTTCCTTGAATAATATTTTTTTATCTATGTCTGCTCCATATATTCTAGCATTTTTAAAATATTCTCTCCATCCCCTAAGTGATGCACCAGGTTTTCCTGCTTTGCCCATATTCGATAGAATACTTACATCATTAGAACCAATTCCCAATTCAAATAAATTTATATTTTTATATCTCATACCTTGAAAAAGTGCATGGTAAAATAATGTATAATTATGATATGTTGACTTATCGCTACCATGTTTTTTCATTATTTCACAAAGAGGTGTTTCGCCTAAAGAACCATTTTCGTCCAAATATATGTTTTCTTTATATAAATCAATTTTTTTATATTCTTTATTTTCATTTAATAATATATGAGATAATATCAACATATCTTCATCTTTATCTATTATTTCTATTCGATATTCTTTACATTTGATGTTGCAAATTGCCCAACAATTAATTGGCAGACAATTGTCGGTTATTTCCACATCATACAACATTTTATTGTTTATATTATCATAGAAATGTATTTTATAAACTATTACTTTGTCATTGTTTGGTTTTTTAATAAAAACCATTGGCTTACAATCAAGAGTAATATATACATTTATAATTCTATTTTTATAATTAAATTTGAAATAATTCATAGTATTTAACCAAAACCTTTTATTGTTTTGTTACGGCCACTCAGTTTTCATTTTTCCAATATATACATTTATATTGGATTCCTTTATTTCAGTTTTTGGTACAAGATCATAATATTTAGCAAGTACCTGTAACACAATTATTGCGATTTCTCTGTCCTTGTCCTTATCTTCCTCACTCAACTCACTATAAGGCTTAAACATATCTTCTTCCCAACGTTTTACTCGCTCAGGACTTATCTTTTCAGTTTTGGTGATGTCCTTTGCCCATGACATCCATTGAGCGTGTTCTAAATCCGAAAGTTCCTCAAATACCTTTTTCTTTATCTTCATTTAATCTTCTCCCTAATCCCAACCATCATATTCTTTATCAAAATAACTTTCTAACTCCCTAAATGCCTTAAACATTTTTGCCGCTAAATCTTTGATTTTAGCATCCCTTTTGGTTTTTCCTAACTTAGCTAAACCTTGTATTTTGTCGCCGAGATCATAGTATATTTTTTTGATGCCTTTAGTGTCTTTTGGTCTTGCTTCACTTAAAATCATTTCTTGTACAATCTCTTTTAATTCTTCTCTCTCCATTGATTATCTCCTAAACCTCGCGTATATCAAATATCTTTGTTTGAATTTTTTTCAACCCATTTTCGTCGGTAACTAATAATGTGTTTTGAAATTTTGTAAAATCCACTTCAAAATTTGGATCAACTTTGCCATCATTTAATAAACTTACTACATGATTTAATGCATTTATCGTGTATAATGTGTTTGTTTGTTTCTTACGATGTATTGAAATTGTACTCCGTAATGCTTTACCACTTGGATCAAAATTTACATTATATGTACATATCAATTCCCTTTTATTGTCTAAATTTTCTAATATATATATCCTACCAAACGCAATTGTGTACGTCTTTAGTATTTCCTCAATCGTTTCCTCTAATTTGTTCTTACGTGTGAATGTACACAATAATTGTGTTTTTGTCATAACTATTTCTCCTTTAGTTTTTCGTTTATTTTCTTTATACCATCTTGAAGTTCCGCAATTCCTTCTGGATTTCCTTTATTATCTTTTAACCTTTCTTCATATTCACCTTTTAATCTTTTGAAAAAATTATTTCTTTGTAATGGATTCCATTTTTCAACATCAAATGTCTTAAATTTTAAAGCATTCGCCATATATGAAGTTTGATGTATTTCAAGAGCTGTAGCGGCCCCAATTCCACGAGTCCTTGTTCCAACAGTAAATATTGGATATTCTTTTCCATCTTCGTGTTTTACTTTAATTACACCATCATGTGCTCCGTCTTTAAAATCTATATAAATACTATTATTAATACTTTTCATTATCTCGTTTGAATATTTTTTCTTTTCCTCTGGCGTTTTAGCCTTTTCAAATCCCTCTTTTATTTCATATAATTTTGTAGTTTTTTCGCCGAATAACTCTAATAAACTCTTTTTACTCAATTCAACTCCATCTGGCGATTCACCATATACAGTTATGAATTCATCTAATTTTGGATTTTGTTCTAAATTAAGAAGTTCACTTATATGTATTCTTTTAGAAATAAATTTCTTTAATGAAACAGCAAACTTTGGGCTTTCTTCAAAATTTTTTAATAATCGTCCAATAAGTCTATAATCCGCTAAATTTATATCGTTATATAAATCAGGGTTCTTTTCATAAATTGGAGTTCCTCGACCAATAATTCTTGCAAAAGCTTTAATTTCGTCCGTTTTAAGTTTACCACCACTATTCGCTCTTTCAACTATTGAATCCATGTTATCTAATGAATCCAAGTATTTTCCATAATTTGGCCCAAATATATTTATAGCTTCATCAATGTTTGATTTATAATATTTAAGTGATGTATTAAATGTAGATTTCATTTCTCCATCTAATACATTTATAGCTTTTTGTAACTTTTCGTTTCTATCTTTTTTATATGATTCATCACCCGCGGATTCTGTTATTTTTTGTTTTTCTTGTTCATTCATACCTTCTAATAAATTCAGCAACGCTTGTTTATATCCACTATTAACTAAATATACATCACCATCTTTCTTTAATGATATTCCTATTCTTTTCCCGTCTTTTGTTGTAATAAACATATCACTTGGTGTCATGTGTCCTTCAACTCCAATTAATTTTCTACCTGATGGAGTATCCCAAACAACTTCATCTATATTTTCTGCTCCATATTTATTCACAATAAATTTAGTAGCGTTAAGAGAACTATTAACCCACTCTTTTTTCAAATATGTGTCTTTCTGATTAGCAATATCCGTTAGAGTGTTTTTTACTTCATCTAAATTTTTCCCTGCAATCAATTGTCTAATCGCATAATGTGTAGCCGCTTCTCCCGCTCTTGATTCAGGAGTTCCCAATCCGCGGCCTAACACTTCACCACTCTTTTTAGTTTTCTTTTCTGTTTCCGCTTCTGTTTTGGTAAACATTAAAGCTTTGGTGGTTTCTTCATGATCAACATTTCTCATTTCATCTTTTTGTTCTTTATTGTCTTTTTCGCCAGACGGCACATCTTTCTCTTTTTTCTTTTTTGCATCCAATGCTTTTTGACTTGCTGGATGGTCTTGAATATATTTTTGTTGCTCTTCCTCAGAATAATCAGCCCACCAGTCTTCATTCAATTCCTCTATCGTGTTGTCTAAATAATCAAGTTCCTTAACAAGTGTTCCATTCGTTGTTTCAAGAAAAACCTCTCCTGTCATAAAACACTTAAACTTGTTTTCACTCAATACTTCGTTCTTTGGAATGCTATTTCCGGTTTCAACTATACCCATTTTATCAGGATCAAAAATATAGGTTGGAATATAACTTTCTTCTTTTACCGGTTCATCGCCGTCGTCCTCAGCTTCTGCTTCATCATCTTGAACAGGTTCTTTAATTTCGGGATCATAATTTTTAAAATCAAAATTTAGACTTCCAGAACTATGTGTTCCATCAAAATCTATGGCGAAAGAACGAGTCGGCCCACCAAATGATTCAAGTTCAGTTAGTAACCTCTTTTCTCTCAAATTATCAATAACACTTTCTATCACATCAAACGATATGCCTTTTTCTTCCATTATTTCACGAAGCACATATAAATGATCTTCATTCTTTAAATCAGGAATACCATTTGATACTCTATATGATAATTCAAATATAATTTCTTCTATAAACTCTTTAGTCATTTATTATCTCCAATTATTTTTCTTTAAAGCCTTTTCAATTTTGTTTTTTGCAACTAAAGCTTTCTCTTTATCGATAAAGAATAATCTATTATAATCACCATCAGTTATCACAGCACCTAACAAATCAAAATATTTTTTTCGTTGTTTTTTTGTTGAATTTTGTAAAAATAATTCATATTTGTAAACAGATTCCCCGGTTGGATTTATCGAAATAAACAATTTGTCTTCACTTAATAAATTTTTTAATTTTATCATGTATTTTCTCCACACATTTATCCACATATAAATATAAATATAATTGAAAATCCTATTCCGAAATGAAAGTTTGTGTAATGTCTTGTAAATCTTGATAGTTATATCCAAAATATACCTTTGTAGGAAATACTTTTAGTATATCCCGTAAACCATTTATCATTTCTTTACCATCGTCTTGACTTATATCAAACAGAAAAGAATCGTAAATATACAATACCAACTTTGATTTATAGTTTCGTAAATACTCGTTGATTCTTTTCATCAATACTAAATTGGCTTCTGTTTCCATTAATTGTATAAAATAATTAAATACCTTTGTTGGGCTGGCGTCTTCTATTTGTTTTTTGTATATCTTTCTTCCAGATAAAGGCGATTCATAAAATCCATCTTTTTTTATTTGTCGCCAAATGGCGAAATAAAAATCTTGAACCTCGGCAAAAAATGGTATCGCATCCCTAACTTCTTTTGGTACTCCACCATATAAATATTGAAAATTCAAAGTTTTGGAGTCGGCATATTCTTCGTCGGTCAGTTCATCCTTTCCAAAGTAATAACGACCTAAATATGTATGTATACTCTTTTCGCTAAATTCGTGTCCTATCAACTTAGCAATCAAACTCAAATGATATGAATCAAAATCAAATAATAACAACGCATCATTTCTTGGAATAAATGACCTTCTGTGACCCTTTTCTTTATCAATCGCAACAAAGTTGAGACCACCATAACGATTTGACGGGCGACCCGCGGATGTGTAAAAGTTGTATTCACTGAATATACGACTGTCATCTGATACATAAGGTATTACCTTGTCGCCATAATAATGTTGTAATAATGACAAATCAACCTTGAGTCCCTGAGATTCCACTTCATACATCGTCGTTAGATTCTCAGTGTAAAAATCAAAGGCAGCCGGTATATAATGATTATGAAGTATCGTAACCATCTTCCCCGCATTGTCTTGATGTAACTCTATGTGTTTTGGAAGTGGAATATAAATGTTTATATCTTCTTCTTGACTGAACTTTCTGTTGAAATAAAGGTGTGTAGGCGTGTCCAGAATCCATTGAGGCACATCGTTGTAATGCAAGTAGTAAAACATATCAACATCTTTTATGTCTTTGTTTTTTATAAAACTTAGAAGTCTTTTTTGGTTGATAGTCCATATCGTTTTAGGTTGTATTTCTTCTAATAACGATACATCCATATCAACTGTGTCTGTATGATTAAAACCAATAATATATTCGTCGTCAGATTCTATAACTCTTACATAAATAAGAGATAAATGATTGTCACAGGGATGCTTATACGGACTCGTCAATGTGGGTAAAATGATTATATCTTTGTTTTCGATTGTCGCCTTGAAAATGGCGAAATCCTCTATTGTTTCTATTATGTTCATAAATAACCTTTTGGTGAGATGTTAACCCTGCCAGAACTGTAACATGTTTCTTAAATGTAATGATATCCTTGGCATATATTTTTCTTGAAACGCTACCGTACTACTATTTGAACGCTGTATTGCCTCAAAAGTTCCCCGGATCAACCATCTTAATTTTATGACATTGTAATGAAGTCCAACTGGTGTCGGAAATAAACCAGTTAAACTGTTATACTCGTCTTTATCTATCTCAATGATTACACCTTGCGGATTTGTGCGTGGCTTAGCAAAATATCGTTCAATATATCCAATACGATAATCTTCTGCCGTTAGTTGCGGAAAATATTGTTTGGGATAATTCTTTATCGTCTTTTTAATTCCCTTTGCTTTGCTATATTCGTTAAGCAGGTTCATCGCTAGACCTCCACTGCGTATTAGTTACATCAAAATTTTCGTCTACTACGGGATCATTTTCTTCTTTACCAGTAGATGTTACATTTGCTGTTTTTTCGGCATATGTTTTCTTACTACCAGCAAAAATATTAACCGGTCTAAAATAAGCCCGTAATGTCGTTTCCCAATCATCAGATGAAATTTCGTGTGAAATTTCAAGAATTTGAAATACTCCATTTTCTCTGTATACCCTTGGTAAATTATCCATTGTAAAAACATGTCCAGGTAAAATACCACTTATACCATCAATAACTACACTTATTTCTAAAAAATAAATTGGAACATTTTTTAATTTGTTGTCATCGGTTACTCGTCGTAAATATTGACCAACAGATTTTCTATCATTTTCATTCTTATAATAAAAAAATAAATCTGATGTTGGTGCACTTTTTGTCCACGCAATTTTTTCGTCTGAAAGAATTGTAATTAATCTTTTTTTATCTTCCTCTTCAATAGGTGGAGCTTCTTTTAATTGTATTGTATCTTCTTTAAATTGTAATTTTCGCAAAACCCGATCAACCGCTGCTCCATATATTGCTTTAATCCCAGTATCAGAATCAGCACTATATACTACATTATTAGAAGTAATCGTATCCTTATTTCTACCAAAAAAATGAGTTAATGCTACTTGATCCGTCAGTTTAGATGTAAAACTTACACTTCTTAAAATACTTGTTCCACTATAACCACCAAAATTAAAAAGCGCACCTTCCGTATTCTTTTCTGCTATTAATAATTGTTTTACATCATCTAAAGATTTCTTACTAACAAATTTTTGATCTATTACTTCGGCTTTTTGTTCCTTTGTTGGATCGGTATGAAGTTTCAAATCCCATAAATCAAATGCAGCATACCTAATTTTATTAATTAATTTTTTTACTGCTTCTTCAAGAGTTTCACTATTTTTAAACGCATCTACAAGTACACTTCTTCGTACATATACATTATTTAAAAACCCCACTGTAGTTGACTTTTCATCAACTTTTCCAAATATCTCGGCATTATAATTTTTCGGAGGCGTAGAAAATTCTATCATTGTATTATTACCATTATTGTTAATAAGTATATCTGAATCACGAGAATATAAAAATCCATCATTTGAAACTCTTGTGTTTGAACTATCCATTTCAAATACAAACCAATCCGCATCTACTGCCGGGCATCCATGTTTAGTAATTACATTACGTTCTATAAATCCCCAGGTTACATAAATATCTCCATTTGTTTCGCTCGAATCGGGTAAATTGTAATCTCCTTCTATAAACCTTTTTGTTTGTTTTGGCTCTTCAGTAATCGTTGGAGTTTTTATTATATCCTTTTCGTGTCCTTCCGGAAGTGCCTTCATTTGACTATCTAAATTTTCATTACTGAATGCCTTTTCAACATATTCTCTAATACTATATATAGTTTTTTCGTTGACTTTAACACCTTTTGTTTTTACATCCTTGTTTAAATTTAACGCTAACATCGTTTCGCCAAATGTTGTTAGTTCCGTTGTACAAGTAAATGTACCATCTTCATTCATATTCCAAGAAAAATTTGTAATAATACCAATAAAGAAATCTTGATTACCCGCATAATCAGCCTTTGGATCTCCGCCTCTTAAAATTATTTTTTTCATAATCAATGCTGGATTTTTATACAAATCTACCATATCAGCAACATTTAAAATATCTAATGGTATCGGCGGTTGACCAATATTTGACCATCCCCACTCCACTACTACTGAAATTCCTGGCGACAACCAATACGGCATTAAAATATCCAAATCCTCAACACTTGGACAAAGCCAATTTATTGTAATCTTTCTCAATGAACCATAATCACCTTTAGTTTGTAATGAAATAGATTCTATTCCTGGCATCGGTCTATCTATTATCTCTCGTCCAGTCGCCACTCGTTGATACACAGGCTCAAAACCACCACGAGTTGCGCCACTTGGACGAAGTAAACCACCAACCATTACATTTAAATCATTTCGTATATCTCCTATTGATGTCGTTTCGCCGGATTTTGCAGCTGGAGATCTAACTACCACGGCATCAACTGCATTAGAAATAGCCCTAACCCATGTTGCTCGCGGTTTATTACCATCTCCAAAAGTTTTATTCTTTCGTCGTAGTAATTCTCTTTTTATGCTTGGTTGAAAATCGGTTAATGCCGGCCATGTTGCATATTCATTTGACATAATTACCTCGTCCTATTAATAGTATCCAAATCATTGAATATTTTTGCTAAATTTTGTGGGATTCGTAATTGTGTACCAGGAATAACATTTAACGTACCCTTTCCAATCTGATTCGCTTGGGCAATAATCCACCATAAATTTACATCGTTATAATACTTGCCCGCTAATATATCAAGTCTATCTCCAACATTTGTAAAAATATAAATATCATTGTTATCCAATAAAATTTTTGGATATAAAGTCGAAGTAAACTTTCTGAATTTTTTATCTTTATCTCGTGTTTGTTGAGTAAATTCATATCTATATGACATTATACAGCTCCCGTTTCAGTGGTTGGATTTGAATTGGGATTTTCACTCTGGTTCTGCCATTCTTTAATTGCTGAATAAAATGGACTGGTGGAACTTATCGGACGATTTTCCAAACCAAATGGTGTAAATCCATTTATACTAACTTCTATTAATCTTGGAAGTTTCGCTACTTGAATCTTACCTATTTTTGATGCTTCAACATCATAATCAGACAAATGTGGATGTTCATTTCTAACTTCCCAAGTAGCATCATCGCCAACCGTTACAATTATACCACCTTGTAATATCCCTGATACATTCTTAAACAAATCACCTATTGTAAGTCTTACAAAAGGCGCCTCCATATAAATACCCATTTTTGATGATAAGTTTCTATATTTTGGATAGTTCAACCCAATAAGATAATTTAACTTTTCATATAATGGTTTCATTTCTTTTGGTGAATTTACTACAATAGTAAAAGCAAAGTTAATTGTTCTCTCCGCACCACTATAAGTATAAACTTGATCAGCACGACCAATATATTTTTTACCACTCCAAGATGGTGTAATTTGATCATTTATTCCGGTTAAAGTAGCACGAAATACTATCCATTTTCTTTCATTTATATGATAAAACTTAAATGGTACTAAATCAGTAAAATCTTTCGCTGTTGAAGTTGAATCCTTTGGATCGACTTCATAATCTTCACCATAAGGAAGTAAACTAATTTGATCTCCAATTCTATCTTCCAGGTTTTTTGCACCAGGACGAGCCATACCATATCCAGTAGGACTGTGTAATATTCTCAATCCCTTTTTTGTTGGTTGACTGCCTTCATCTTTTGTCAATGATTCCATGTATTTTGTATATGGTTTTCTATCATCTAATGAAGGTACAAGACTATCAATGTTTGCCGTTCCACTCTTATCACCACTTCTTTTTTTCATTACATCACCGTAAGCCTGCATATATTGATTAACTGTTGGCATATCATCTTGTGGATTATAAAGTATACGTTGATCTTGAAATCCATCTTGATAACCAGCCGCTCTCTCTAATTTTTGTCGTGACGCAAATGTGAATCCCTTTGGAGGCGATTCAGTACCACTTCCAACTTTTATTACCTTTTCTATCGTTTGTAACACAGCATCTATTGGTGATTCACTCAAATCTACCGCATATACATCTAATAACTCGCCATCCGCATTTATTATCCTTATCTCATTTCCACCATACTCTGAATATGGAAATGTAGGATTGTATCTATTGAATATCTTTATCTTTTCTGCCTTATCTAATATACCATATCCAAATAATCTAAGAATCGTATTAGCATAAGGTATATTCTTTAATAATTTTTGTAGAAAACTCGAACCACTTTTTTGATCATTTATTGTTATTTGAGCATCTAATATAGGATTAAATCCAGACGCTTTTGTAAACCTGAACGCTTGAGCAGCTAAACCTTTATTCCTTTGTTTTTCTTCGCCAGGAGTAAGCCGATTACTTATTGGTAATCCCGCTCCATCAGAGCCAATAGGATATAAATAACGATTAGGATTTATACGATTCCATGTCGAATCGTTCATCATATAATCACGACCACTAAATGCAAAATCAATACCCGGTAAATTTTCACTCGCTATTCTCGCTGCCATAAATGGAGATTGATTTACGTTTCGGCTGTGATGTTCGTTATTCCAAATCGCTTCCGTATAAGACGCTGGCGCCGAAATACCAAAAACATCAAGTGGAATACCAAATAAAGATGATATTGTCATGTGACGACGCTCATGATAATCAACCAACGGAATAGTTTTACTAAAAATAGATAAAGGATTATATATTTTTGATTCCAATGTAGGATTTAGTAATTGTAATGCTATTTGATTCGCTTCAAAACGAAATCCTTTTGGACTTGTTAACCACTTAGCCGTCGCTGCACGTCTTGTATTTGTATAATCCGCCTTTGTAGAATATTGATCCTTTGATTCGTTTGGTTTTATAAATACTAATGGTTCAGTAGTTTGCCCAAGATAATTCGCTCTTAAAAGTGGCGCTGAATCATAATATTCCTCTGCCATCTTTCTTATTGTCGAAGTTGGTATTGGATCACTCGATATTTGAGTTGGTGTAAGTTTATTGAGTTTATAATCTGTTGGTGAACCTATTGTTTTATTTGCCGTAAACCCATCAGCATAATCATTAGCAAATGAATCTGCTGTCTTTCCAACTCTCTTGAATATGTCCTTTTTATACAAATCTATTAAAGCCACTTATTTTCTCCAATTATGTTTTTCGTGCTTCTTTAGCTAACCATTCACCTACTTTTGCTCCATTCATCTTTAACTCAACACCATTTTTAAACATTGATTCTATTTCATCAAGTTTATTTACTACATCGTCTAATGAAACATTTACATTCGTGTCGCCCATTACAGTTCCAGCTGTCGTCAACGCCCTCGCATTTACGGCGACACCACCACCAGCACCACCAGTCGCTATCGTTTGAACAGCAGCCGCTACTACCGCTAACTTGTCAGAATTATTCGCTAACTCAAGTAACTTGTCTATCATTCCTCCGCCACCACCAAGACCAAAGAAATCTAATATACTACCCGCAGCTAATGAAGCAGCTAAAAAGGCAAGAGCTCCACCTAACATATAAATGGCTCCAGCTGCTATAACCAAATCACCGGCTACTCCAGCAATACCTATTAACGATGGTGCTAATCCATCCATACCAACTTTAACCGCTTGTAATGCTTGTCCAAGTATCCATAACGAAGCAGCCATTCCTACCAATACAAGCATACCAGTTAATAACGCGACTCCAAGTGGAGACGCCATAAGAACACCAAGTAACGTAGCGGCAACAAGTAATCCACCCATTGCAACACCAGCCATTGCCAAATCTTCCCATTCTACATCAGCAAATTGTTTCATCGCAGCTCCCAAAATCCACAGTGTCGCCGCTAAACCTGCCATAATAACAAGTCCTTTTGCAACATCACCCCAAGACATACTACCAAATATTCTTCCAAATATACCCTTTTTACCAGCCGCTCCGGCTTTACTGCCACCAAAATTAAATATACTACCAAAATCTAATGATTTTATTAGCCTTCCAATACCCCAAATAAGAAGTAATCCAGCTGCTGTCAAACCGAGACATTTCAAAAAAGGCACCCACTCAATATTATCAAAATCAAAAGTTAATATACTAATCAATCCTGAAAGTGCTTCAAATGCTGGATTTAATATTTTAACAAGAATACTTGTTATTCTAATTAAACTATTCATTAATTTTTTAAGTGGATCAATTATTCCCTCAGCATTTAACACCTCAGATAATGTCGCTCCTTCTGCCATAGCTTTCATTGGTGTAAGAGTACCTTTAACTAAACCATTCAATATTCGTTCACGGCTAATCATCTTCCCCATTTCATTTACACCAATACCAAGAGCATCAGCCATCGATTTTTTTTGTAACGTGTTCAACTCGCCCCATTCATACTCCGAAATAAGATTGTCAGTAATCTCTCTTTGTAATCCAGCCAAATCACCTTCAATGGCTAATTGTCTTGCACGACCAAGATTTAGTTGTTTTCCAGTTAAAACCATTGCGTTCATTTCATTTTCAATAGAACTTTCAAATGAAAGAAGACTATCAGCAATATCAACAATAGTGCTAACACTAAATCCTAATTTATTTGCGGCGACTGTAGCATCTACAATGTTTTGACCTGTTCCCTTCATATACCTCGCAAGACCTTCAGCATTGTCTGTTATATCACGAATCGTTTTACCCATCGGTACACCATTCGCATCTGCCGTAGCCGCAGCCATTTTTAACATATTATTCGCCGATTCTTGACTGCCAGCTGTTATGTCCATAAATGAAGATAATGTTTTTGCGGCGTCATCAGCAATCATACCAAGTGCAACTGTCATCGCAGCTACATTGTTTGCGGATTCATTAGTCAAATAATCAAATGAACCAAACTCCATTGCAATAGCTTGAGTTATTTCATAAGATTTTTTTATCCCCACACCCAACTTAGCCCACTCAACATTTAATTCAGTAGATACATCTCGAAGTTTCTCAAATGACTCCCCAGTTACTCCTAACTCTTGTCGCGCGTCCGTTTGTGCGGATACTAAATCTTTGTATACAACAAATAACGCTGCAGCAACTAATCCAATACCTACCGCAAACCCCTTCCACGAAGAAAAGAATGCCTTGCCTTTAGCCATAAAACCTCTAAACTTCGTTTCCATATCATCCCATTTAGCATTTATTTCATCCAACGCTTTTTGCTCTATATCTCGTTGTTTTTCTAAAGCCTGGCCTGCTTTAACTTGTTTTTTTATCAGATCAATTTTTTCTTTCGCTTTATCTAATAATTGTTTATCTACATTATCAGTTTGCTTTAATTGAGCCAAATACAGTTTAGCTTCATCATTTAACTCGGCCGCAGCATCAACTACATCGTCCAATATATCTTCATTACTTGCATTGAGATCAATTATTTGATTTGTCAATTTAGCAAGGCTTTTTAATGAAGATTCGTATAATTTTAATTCCGCTGCTGATAAATTTCCAGGAGTTGCCATTTATTATTCTCTTGTTATTATATTGGTTCTTTTGTAATAGGACGGTTTTTTCTTAAATAATCTAATAGATCCATCATATCATCATTTATGTTTTGTGTTAATTCAGCTAATTCTTTATCTTTTTTAGCGATAGAAATAACTAATTTCTTGGCCTTTTCTCTATCGCCTAATACCCTTTTTACTTGATCAATAAACCTTTCAATTAATCCTTCATTTAATGGTTTTTTAAACATTATTTTTCTCCTGATATAATATTCCTAACTATAAATATAAAGATTGTGATTTTTACGAAAATAAAAAATGCCTAAAAATTTTACTTCTTAGGCATTTTAGGTTTACTATATGAAGGCATAGTATAAGAACTCGATGGTTTTAACGATTTCTTCTGTGCTCTATCCATTAGTTCCTTTTCTTGAATTTTTGCATTTTCTAATAGTTTTAATAAGAATCTGCGCTTCTCCACCGGCAAGTCATACATTTCACGAAAGTTGAAACCATTACCATAATAACATAAGGTAAATAGTTCCTCATAAAGTTCCGCTCTATAGCTTGCCGGAAGGCCAAAAAAAGGATATTTCCATTGGTACATTGAGTTCGTCAGAATGACCACACTCAGGACAAACAAAATCAAAAATACTTTCAATGTCAGGAGATGTATTTACTATTTCACCACGTAAAAATAATGAATCTCTTGATAACATAGAATCAACAAATTTTGCTACATTTGCTCGGGAAGTATCTCCATCAATTGATATAATCGCGTATTTTAATCGAGTTGTTACTTCTGCATCACCAGATCCAGCTATTTTCTTTTTGGTTCTTTTTATTTCTTCCGTAAGTGCTGATTCGTCTCCACTTGTTAATATTTTATATTTGATTCTTTTTTTAGAATTTGGTAGATCAACTTCAAATTCACTTATACCCTTTAAATATTTTTCAAAATCAATTTCCTTAGCACTCAAATTAGATAAATCAATATTTAAACTAATTTGTTCCTGACAACTTGGACATTTTAACTTTACAGGATAATCTGTTCCATAAGCAAGTATCCTTGACGCAAACATAATTCCATTTTTGTCGCCTAAAAATATCGAATCATAATCAACCGGTGTAAGAATAACAGCTTTTAAAAAAGTATCAATCGCAAGACCTTTAGTAATCAAATTCTTTGATGTCAAAATATCTTCCTCCCTTGCAGTAGGATATTTTAACTCAACTTCACCAGTAGCAAAAGGATGTTCTTCAGAATAAAAATATCCCTTTGATGGAAGTGTTACCGTTTCCGAAGGATAACCCTCTTGATTTTTTGTTTGGTGTTCTTGTTTTAAATTTTCAATTAATTGTTTTTCGTCCATTTCATTACTCCCTATTTGTTCTTTCACTATAATTTATAATCGTGAATCCATTTAATTCATTAGTTCCAGGTGTATATCGTATAACGAGCCCAGATTCAGGTTCTTCTGTACGACACGGTTTTGGTTCGCCAAAAGAAATATACATTACATCTGAAATTTCATCATAATCAAACATTGGTTCTTTGTAATTTATTTTTTTAAAAGATTTAATTACTTCTTTAATTTTTTTAAACATATTACAACCTTTTAAGTTTAGTAGATTAATAACTTTTTATCCACATTATATTATACTATATGAAACACTTTTTGTTTCATAATAAATAGGCGGGATAATATCCCGCCTTTCCCATTCCGAATAAAATTAATATTCGAGGACTGCCCAGTCGTACGCTAGCGTAAGACTAATTGAAATCGGATCGTCTACAGAAAAATCATAAGAATCAAAATTAGCAGTAACAATCTGCGTACCATATAATCGCCACTTCTCAACCAAATCACCTACAGGACCAATACCATAAAGATCAATCTCTTTCTTATAGAAATCAACATAGCCGTCACGACCAGTTAAACTTTCATGATGAAGTCGTACCCATTCCATTACAGATTGAGCAGCAGATGGAACAACCGGATCGTATAAGGTTATATCAATCTCGCCCCATTCTGCTTTGCCGGCGACATATCGTTTGATATTCATGTAATCAATCGTTACTTTATTGATTGAAATATAAGGTTTCGTAGATGA